GAGATCGCCAGCGCGATAACCCAAACCCGAGGCTGTGCGATTATTGCGGATGGTGCGCGAAATTCGACGGCTGCAAGGCGGTTGTTGACGCGGGTATGATCGCTCTCGCAATGGTTCCAGAACAAAGCCGATTCTCCGCTGTTTTAGCGGATCCCGTGCAACTCTCTCGGTTCCTAAAATCGGCAAAGGTGATCGAAGAATGGATAGAAGAGGCTCGATCAGTCGCCAAGGCCAGACTCGCCGACGGGCAGTCGGTTCCCGGTTGGAAGATCCAGACTCGGAACGGGCGCGAAACCGTCTCGGTTTCGGATCTGATAAGCGCCGGGGCGGACGTCAGAAAACTTCTTCCGGAGACGGTTTCCGGAAAAACAGCACGGGAGGCGCTGGAAGACCTCCCAGAAACACTAATCAAGCGCGGGCCTGATATTCTTGCGCTTGTGCAACAAAAACAAAAAACACTGAAAGAAGAATAAAATGCCATCATTCACAGCAACCGGTAAAACAGGCGGCGGCGGACGCATTGAGCCGGGAATCTACAAATTCGGAGTCCTCGAGGCCGTCGAGAAACTCTCGACGAACGGAAACGAAATGATCGTTCTGAAGCTCGAAACGGCAGACGGAGATGTGATCCAAGACAAGCTGGTCTTCACCGAAAAAGCGCTTTGGAAAATCGAATCGTTTCTCGCAAGCGCCGGAAAAAAGCCGGAGAAGGGACAAAATATCAGCCTGAGCACGCGGGACTGCCTTGAATTCGAGGTTTGGGCGAAGATCCGCCCGCAGAAAGACAAGCCGGAGTATAACGAGGTGGATCGGTATTTAACGCATGAGGAGGCCTTAAAACTGAGGTCAAAACCTGCAAAAACCACCAGCCATCCGGTTGACGATTTCGATGAAATCCCATTCTGACGAAAAGCCAATCTGGCTCGATGAAATCGACCGATCGATCCTGTTGAACTCATGCTGGGACAAGCACGAGATGGTTCGGGCTCTGCAGGAGCTTCGGGAGCGGATCATGTGGAGACTATCAAAGGAAAAAGAATGTGAGAGGATACGAACAACAACCACACAACCGACAGACGGACGGTGACGCCTACGTTTTCCGTTCCGGTGCGATCGCAGAGGTCAATGCGGCGTGCGACCGATGGCTCCGGAGACGCGGGATTGCGACAATGAGCATGTCGGCAGTGATCAAGCAGGAATGCTCCGCAGACGTTAAGCGCAAGTTTGCAATGCTAAAAAAAATCAGGCGAGAGGACTCGGAAACGGCGCTCTCGGAGGACTAAAACACTCCCCCGGTCAGCGAGAAACTGGCCGGGGGCTTTTTGTGGCAGAGACTTTTGACGAAGAATGTGAAATCCGGTTCCGGGCGGCAACGGAGCCCGAGATTAAAGCGGCGAGGATGGCCGTAAAAAGCGGGATGGCGGAATGGGTGCCTTGGCTGCCATGCGAGGATGGAGAATGCAGAATTTGTTGGAAATGCAGATTAGAAAAAACACGAAACAATGACCGATTACGATCAATTCATCAGAGCAAAAAAGAAGACGGCGGGCAGCTTTGGTTTTGAACCACTGCCAATCAAAGCTCCGCTGTTCCCGTGGCAAAAACAGATAGTCGAATGGGCTGTCAGGAAAGGGCGCTGCGCGCTCTTCGAGGATTGCGGACTGGGCAAGACTGCGCAGCAGCTTGAATGGGCGTCTCAGATTGTCAGAAAAACGAACGGAAGCGTTTTAGTCCTCACTCCGCTTTCTGTCGCGCAGCAGACTGAAAAAGAGGCGCTCAAATTCGGGATCGAAGCCAAATGCATTTCTTCGGACGATGAAATTTCAGCGAGCGGAATTTGGATTACAAACTACGAGAAGATTGAGCACTTCGATTGCTCGCAATTTGCTGGCATTGTTTTGGACGAAAGCTCGATCCTTAAAAGTTTTACTGGGAAAACGCGCAGGCTTTTAACAGAACGATTCAGCAAAACTCCGTATCGGCTTTGCTGCACGGCAACGCCGTCTCCAAACGATTACACCGAACTGGGGCAGCATGCTGAGTTTCTTGGAATATGCAGTCCGGCTCAAATGCTTTGCACGTTCTTTATCAATGACACATTCAACACCGGCGACTGGCGACTGAAGAAACACGCTGAAATGGACTTTTGGAAATGGATGGCATCATGGGCCGCGTGCGTGTCCGCTCCGTCAGACGTTGGGTTTACAGATGATGGATACATCTTGCCTGAGTTGAACATGCAGACGGTGACAGTTGATACCGACGAAACAGAGTGCGCTGGAGAGGATCTTTTCCGGATCGCCACACTGTCAGCAACAACGATGCACCGAGAGATGCGAATGACATCAGAGGCCAGATCAAAGGCGGTTGCGGATTTGGTGAATAATTCATCCGAATGCTGGATCGTTTGGTGTAATACAAACGATGAAGCGGATCACTTGAAACGAATGATTCCGGACGGAATCGAGGTTCGCGGATCCGATTCTTCCGATCGGAAACAGCTTTATTTATCGCAATTCAGTGAAGGGCTGATTCGAGTGCTGATAACGAAGCCATCGATCGCTGGATTCGGGCTTAATTGGCAACACTGCAACCACGTTGCCTTCGTCGGGCTCTCCTATTCGTTTGAGGATTTCTATCAGGCTCTCAGGAGAACCTACAGGTTCGGACAGAAAAAGCAGGTCAACGCGTTCATCGTTCAAGCGAGAACCGAAGGAGCAATCGTCAGGTCAATTCAGGAAAAAATTCAAAAACACAAAGTCATGCAAGAGAAGATGAAAATTGCCGCACGCGAATTGAGATTTGCGAAAACGGAAGAGCTTTCAGCCAAGACATCAATCGATGAATTCGCCGGAGATGGATGGACTGTTTACAATGGCGATTGCGTGCGAGTCGCCAGAGAAAAGCTAAAAGACAAGACCGTCGGATTTTCCGTTTTTTCACCTCCATTTGCGGACCTTTTCACATATTCAAACGATCCGCAAGACATGGGGAATTGCGAGTCGATGAACGAGTTTATGGCGCACTTCGACATATTGATTGAAGAGCTAAAAAGGGTCATGCAGCCGGGCCGAGAGGTTGCAGTTCATTGCGTTGACTTACTTTCAACTAAGTGGAAACACGGAGCCATTCAGTTTCAAGACTTCTCCGGTGAAATTATCCGTGCATTTTGGAAGCACGATTTCCTTTTCCACTCGCGGATTTGCATCTGGAAAAGTCCGGTAACAGAGATGCAGCGCACAAAGGCGCACGGGCTTCTCTACAAAACGCTGAAATCTGATTCCAGCAGTTCAAGGGTTGGGTGCGCGGATTACCTTTTAGTTTTCAGGGCCCCCGGCGATTGCGAGACTCCAGTTACAAAGGATCCGGCAAAATATCCGGTGGATTGGTGGCAAGAGGTTGCAAGTCCGGTATGGATGACGGTGGACCAAGGGCGGGTTCTAAACGGAGAAAGTGCACGTCAGGCCGAGGATGAAAAACACATCTGCCCTCTTCAGCTCGACGTGAGCGAAAGGGCCATCGAACTTTGGAGCAATCAGGGAGATTTGGTTTTTTCGCCGTTCACAGGAATCGGGAGTGAAGGGTTTTCAGCATTGAGGCTGAACCGGAAATTTGTTGGAGCAGAATTGAAGAAGTCGTACGCGGAACAGGCCGTGGCAAACCTTAAGAACCTGAAGAGCCAAGGGACGCTTTTTTGATCGAAAATTGAACACGAAAAAAACACGATGCAGCGATACAAAACAGACGTTGTTCAATTTGACCGACTGACCCGAAAAGTGTCAGCGATCCAGCGGGCGATCGTCCGCGAATTTCGGGACATTTACCTCCAGAAGGAGGGGCCGCTAGATCAAGCCGATTTGGCGGAATTTGGGGGCGAAAATCAGCCGGATGTGCGGGCGGTTTTGAATACCTTTTTCGAGCGCACCGAAGCCGGATTCGTGTGCTCTGATTTCGACTCCGAACTGGAGGCGATGAAGACGACGAAAGAGGCACGCCAAAGAGCGGCGAAAACGAGGTGGGGGAATGCACATGCAAAGCAAAATCATGCATGTGCTATGCAAAATCATGCACATGC